AGGTCTCAAGCGTGAGATTTATGAGGAGATTGACAGTGGACCCTTAAGCAAGGTCCTTGGGTTCCAAGACCAGGAACGCAATCAACTTCTTGCTCAAAAGGCGAGCGTTGATGGTTCTCTTGCTACGCTCGACTTGAGCGAAGCGAGTGATCGCGTACACTGGTTCTTGGTGAGAACGATGCTTGAACGTTATCCCCACTTGTGGGACTTCGTTTGGGCTACTCGTTCTCATCGGGCAACGCTTCCTGGGGGGGTAACCATTCCCCTTCAGAAGTTCGCATCCATGGGGTCTGCCCTCACATTCCCGATTGAGGCAATGGTTTTCACAACATTGTCTCTGTGTGGAATTGAGGCCAGCCGGAGCAGACGACTGAAAGTCCGGGAACTTCCCGGACTCCTGTCCGTCTACGGTGACGATATCGTTGTCCCCGTAGATTCAGTCGATCTCGTAGTTGATTGGCTTGAGCACTTCGGTGCAAAAGTTAATCGAGCCAAGTCCTTCTGGAGCGGACGCTTCAGAGAGTCATGCGGCGCGGAGTACTACGCTGGCACGGATGTGTCAGTTGTACGCCTCCGCCATGAGCTTCCGAGCTCACGAGATGATGCAGCCGAAATTGCTGCTCTCGTTGACTTCAGAAACCGGTGTTATCGTGCCGGTCTCTGGGTCATGGTTGGCGAGCTAGATGAGGAATTGGAAACCCTCATTCGTCTCCCTATATCGAGAGCATCTCTTGAAGATCACGACCAAAGTAAGGAACGCTTTGCGAAAGCGGGCATTTCTTACTTGAATCGAGACACCTTCCTCCCTGTCACTGTTAAGTATGTCAGGTATAACCCTGAATACCAGAGATTGGAGAGGCGCGTGCCTGTGCTCGTCGCTCGTGCACGGTCTTACCGTGTCGACGATGAACCAGGTCTTCTCGAGTGGTTCCAAACCGTCCTTCGCCGGGGCGATTTCGTGAATCGCTACGATGGCCAAGAACGTCCTACGTCGTTCAGCATAAAACGTAGGTGGGTAGAGATCCAAGCGGATCTCTATAGTCGCTAACCAAGCGACTTGCGGGGCGAGGTCATTTGATCTCGCTGGGGAA